TCCTTGGTGAAATTTCTAAAGCTCTTCTTAAATTTAACTCTAATTTTAATACTGTTTCTTTCGCCGCTCATATGACTGTCCTTCTGACACCATCTTCTCCGCTTCAAAACCGTATTGCCTCTTTCTTTGGTATTCTCGGTTTGGTTGGAGTAATCACGCTTGATGTCATCTCTCGTTTAATTACGTCTGCATGCATCATCCTTGGTACTCTTACTGACCCTGACTTCGCCAACAACGCACGACTCGCTCAACCCAATGGACTCCTCGACTCTTTCTCAACTCTCGAACAATCCGAACTCAATGAACTCGGCTCAATCTTTCTCACTTCTCTCGTTACTTGTTTTGGAATTAAAAACTCTCGCTCTTTTAAAGATAGCATGATGACTCTCATCAACGCTGGTTCTAAACTTAAATCTCTCGAATATCTCGTCGAAATTTGCTGCAAATGGATCCGCAAAGCAATTTGCTGGGTTCGTGGTGAACAAGACCCTGAACTAATTCATATTGAAAACCTCCAAAAACAATCCGAAGAAATGAAAGCTTGGGCTGAAGAAGTTGATCTCTTAACTTCAATGAACAATCAAGACCGCATTTTCTCTGACCCCGCACTGCGTAAACGCGTAGCTGCCTGCAAAGACACCGGAACCTCTTTCTTCACTCAAATTCAAACTCTCCCTCGCGGTGTAACTCCTGCCATTGTACACTTTTACAAACGTATTGTAGAACTATACGATCAGGTTGGTATGCGCCTTGGTGGTGGTGAAACACCCCAAGAAGCGATATCGATCTGGATTTATGGACCTCCTGGCTGTGGAAAATCTCATATGATGGACCCACTTGCTATTGAGGTCATGCGCGCTATGAAAATAGTGTACAACGGCAACCCGATTTACAACCGTGATGGAAACACCTTCTGGAATGGACTGGCTGGCCAGCCTTGTGTAACCTGGGACGACGTTGGTGTCAACCGCTCTCCCGAGTGGATGTCCCAATTTGTTCAAGAATTTTTCTCAGTACACACTTGTGCCCCATACAATCCTATCCAAGCCGACCTTCGCGACAAAAACCGAATTCTCAACGCTAAACTAGTGATGGTAGGTAGTAATCAAACGACATTCAAAGCCAACGTAGTTGGTGAACCAACCGCATTCAAACGCCGACGTGACTTCCTTATATGTGCTCGCATTAACGAACTCTGGCTAAACGATGTGGCCCCTGGTGCCCTCAACTGCAATGACCCACGAATTACCGCTGAAGATCTCAAGGACTTCGAACACCTTGAATTTCGCCTACAATCACCCTTTGACGAAACCGATTATTCTAAGGATACAACTGGACCGTGGTTGACTTACCCTAAACTCGTTGAAACTTTGATCCCATTAGTCAAAAACATCGATACTAAGCGTAAGTTTGCCGCCTCTACCCGCCATAATCTCTCTGACTCTCTCAGTGTGGACTATTGGGCATCTCAAGCAGATGCGCCGACACTCCCTAGGCCGGTGCAAACTCTAGCTGAGGATATTGCCTACCTCTCTGCTCGAGTTGCCGAAAACTCCACACAAACCGCTAACTCTGTACCAACGCAACCGGATAACACCGCTATGCCGAACATTCTCGCTACGACTTTTGAATCTCTCTTCTCTTTCTTCTCTCGCTCTGATGAAAACCGATACATTGAACCCGAACTCTATTCTGACTTTGCTCTTGCTCCAGGATCACGTGAAGCCATCCATGATGTTCAGTATGGTGATGATTGGGAGTCCTCATTAGACTTTACCCGCATCTCCTGTCCTCATTACGACCTGAACACCACGTATGCCTACACGTACGAAACTGACACGTACAATCTCCGAAACGCATTTGGTAGTATCCAAAATGAAGAGTGTCCCAACTGCTCGCTGACCAAGTCGGGGCGTCTCATTCTCTTGAATGAGATCCTTCGACAGGATAACCTGCAGATGGGCGCTCGGATGGATACCCAAGCTACCAATGCTGAAATCTACTCTGCCTTCCGCCTCCGCCGATTTAACTTTCATAATATCATCGACACGCTTTTGGACCGCCTTGCACGATTCGAGTTTGTAGGGTGGCTGTCGCGTAACGCTGGGCTTTGTCTCGGCGCTATTACAACAGTCGCTTACTGCATGCACGTTTACGGCATGGTTAAACACGAAATTAATACTTCTAAACGCTTAAATATAAAATACAATCGTGAGCTGAATGACGATATCCGCGAGGAATATGGTGAACTCATTGCCGCTTTGGCTCAACAAGGCATTTCCATCGACAAAGAAACTCTCCATGTTATCTTTGAAGCTGAGGAAAACCTTCAAGCCTCTGGCGATGTTCGAACTCATCGCCCCAAAGCCGCACGACGAACCGTTGCCCGCCGCGCTACGCCTAACGCAAACGACTTTTCTAACGTTCTTAATAAAAATCTCGCTTTTCTTTCTTTTCGTTCTCACCAGACCGGTAAAACGATGTCAATTCATGTTCTCATGGTGGAGGGTAAGATGGGTCTTGTACCTCAACATTTCCTCCACTGGCTTGATTCTGATCAACCCTCCTGGACGGACATTGAGATTACCGCTGAAGAATATAGCAAAATTTCCCAAAAGAAAACTTCGCTATTCTTTTCCAACACATCAGCTGATGGCCCTCTGCGCTTAACGTGCAAAGGAAAACCACCACTTTATGCTGGCTTCAGTGAACAAACTCGCCTTACCACCAACATCCGAAACACCTTGGCATCCCGCTCCGATCTGTTTAATATTTACGATTTCTCTTCTCGACTTAACGACTCTCTCTTCGCCTACGAAATTTTTGACCTAACTACTTCTGAAACTCGTCTTTTAACTCTCAAACATCGCTCCGCAACCACCACGTTCTATCCTGAGGATATTGAGGTCTTGGACCTTGATACCACAGAAGAGCTTGATCTGGCTTGTGTGAACTTTAACGTAAATTCTCTTCCTAGTTTCAAAAGTATCCGCAATCACATCGCTTCCGAATCTGATCACAACAAACTTAACCTCGACGAATGTGAGCTCTATTCAGCTGACGGAACTAAGGTATACGGACTTCCTCGAGTCTCTCCTTGTGAAAGGCTCTTTGAATACCCAAGTGGACAAGCTTCAACCCTTGTTGGCTTCGAGTATAGTAATCCTCAAAGTTACTACCCGTGTACCTCAATTCTATTCGACTGGAAACACTCACTCATAATTGGACTTCATGTGTGCTCGAAGGATCGTTATGGCTATGCCGTTGGAATCGCCCAGGAAATGCTTCCCGCAACTCCCGGAATCCCAGTGGTAATGCCGGACGTTACTCCGGACCCACCTAAATTTGACCTTGCTGGGGAATTTATCAGCATAGGGTCTATCCCGAATGCTGTTAATCAATCTCCACACTCTGCAATCATACCATCTCTTCTTCATGATTCTCTGCCAAAACACCGCTATCCTGCTCGCCTCCGCCATCCTGGTGACCGCTTTGCAGGGGAACAACCTCTTCGTGTTGGGTGTCAGAAACAAACCATTCCTGCACCCATCCACGAAACCGCCGCCGAACGCTCTGAAATATCTGACTTTCTTCACAATCACATCATCTCTCTTTCGACGCCGACCCATGCTGCTCTTCCTAAACGAAGCATCTCTGAAACCATTTCTGGAATCAGGGGTGTTCCGTTTATTGACCCAATGGACCTCTCTACATCTGCTGGCTACCCGTTGTGCCAAACAGGCAAGAAATCTAAGTCTGACTATATTAAGCGCGATAGCAGCGGCAATGTTACGTACATTGCAGCTGCTCTTGCTGATGCTTATAACAAATCACACAAGACTCGCCTCAACCGCCAACGCCCACCAGTAGTGTTTATGGACTTTCTAAAGGATGAGCGTCTAAAACCAGGGAAGGATACCCGCCTCATTAACGGATCTCCTCTGGATTATACGCTCGAAGTACGACGCTATTTTCTCGATTTTCTTTCTGCCTTCCAAGCCCGCCGCTTCAATAACTTTATTGCTATTGGAATGAACGTGCATGGACCCGACACCTCGCAACTCGTTAACACTCTGCTAAAGAAGGGTGATCACTTCATCTGTGGTGATTATTCTGCCTTTGGCCCAACTTTGGACCCTGGTGCCGTAGCTGAATTCGCCTCATTAACGAATTCATGGTACGACCAGTACGTCCCTGAAAACACCGACCTTGACAATGCTATTCGAACTGGACTTATTCTCGACGGTGCCAATGCTATGCATGTAGCTCACGATCATGTTTACCAGACTTTGTGTGGTAGTCCTAGCGGTTCTCCGCTCACTGCTCCACTTAACACCTATGTAAACCTTCGCTACATGTGTCGCGCTTGGCTCCACCTAACTAAACCATATCACGCACTCAACAACCTCGCCTCCTTCCGTGATCTGGTAGGTATTGTTGCCTATGGTGATGATATTATCATGTCAACTTCTGCTTCCGTCGCCTCTTTCTTTAACAACGAAACGCTATCTGACTATTTCTCTCTTCTTGGAATAACTTATACTGACGCAACGAAAACTGGAACCGAAAAATTCTGCACACTCGAAAAGGCTACCTTCCTTAAATGCAACTTTCTTCCACATCCAACCCGCAAGGGACAATGGCTCGCCGCCTTGGACTGGAAGTGTGTTGAGGAAACGCCCGCTTGGGTGCGCAAATCTCCGGATTTGACCTCTGCTACTCTTCAAAACTGTAATGCTGCTCTCCTAAACGCTCACGGACACGGTCCCCTTAAGTATCAAGACCTTTTGGGGAAAGTGCAAACATCTCTTAAGGCTTTAAACATCCCATTCTCAGCCCAGACTTGGACCTCTCTCGACGACAATTTCTTTGACACCCTCACCGTTGGGTATACTTCAGTCAATGCTACATTGACCAGCATACTCGACGCGGGAGAAAAGTGTGTCGTCCCATCCTGTGTAACTAATGTGTAACCTAAACCTTGTTTTGTC